GGTTGTCACGCCCGTACCGGCGATGGTGGCAACGTAGGTAGGCTCCGTAGTGAGATTGCCGTGTAGCACCGATACGGAAGCCTTGGCGTTGGTGGTGCCATCTTCTATAGCCGTGGCTGTTACAGCCCCTCCACTGGCCCCTGGGGCCGTTACCTGGCCTATGTAGTATATGGACACAAGGTCGGCAGGAGTGCCCACGTTGCCCATGTTGATCTCGTAGAGCCAGATGCGGTGGATCGTACTGGCATTGACGGTTAAACTTATAGCGGAGTCGGGAGCGGTGGCACTGGCAACCAGTGTCTGGAACCCATCGCCGTGGAATCTTGAACCAGCCATTTAAGGCCTCCTAGTAACCGGCCCCTTCCTCCACACCCCAGACCATGCCCGAGATGGTGGAAGAGCCGGTAACATCGATCTGTAAGTCGTCGTTGCTTGCCAGCAGGATTCCGTCTCCCAGGTCGGGGGAGGTGTGGATGCCCGCTGCGGCAAGGAGAGGGGTCTGGGCCAGGACCGTGGTGTTGGCAGAGGCCGCTACGAACTCGATGGCGGCGTTGGCCGACGAGGACAGACACCAGCCTAATAGACGGACGCGCCTGTCGTTGGTGGGCACCCATGCGTTCTCGGGGGTGCCCGCCGTGATGCCGTTGGCGTCTATCATCTTAAAGACGTTTGCCTGGATCTTCCCGCTGCGGTTCTGGCCTGGCATTAGAAGGGCTCCGATTTGGTGTAGGCTACGTCTTGCCTGCCAGCTCCACGGTAGTATATGAGGACGCAGGTCACGTCCGAAGCGTCATCGGAGATAAGCTTCATCACCTTCTGGTGGGCGTGAGGGATGCGTCCCGGATGGCCCAGGGTGACCGGACGGCCCAGCGTCGAGGTCGGCGTGATGCTGGGGGCCATGTGCAGGCTGTCGCCTGACGGGCATACCACCACGATGTCCCCGCAGTTCTGGGGGATGGTGGCCCCGGCGCTGGACAGGGTCTCAGCCGAGGAGCCCAGAGCCAGGGACTCGGCATGGATTATCTCATCTTTCTTGGGTATTACTTCTGCCATCAGTAGCTCCTACCGGATGTCCCACCGCTCGGTCCCGTAGCCCTCAGACTTCCATTCCTGGAACTGTCGGGCAGTGTGCTGCCTGTGCTCGTCCGGGTCCAGATGGAGTGGGATGTCCAGTATGGGGATGTTGTGCTCCCGCAGCCAATCGACTACGGTGCCCTGGTGGTCGGAGTTAGGCCAGTCCATCCGGTTAAAGACGGAGCGAACCATCTTGGCTACGTTCCTGGGATCAGCGCCAGCACGGGCTTCAGCGAGGGCTGCTATCAGCGTCTCGTCCATAGCGGGAGCGGTGGCTACAGCCACCCCGGAGGTCTCCGGTTCAGTCCCGCCGTTCTCCCAGGCACGGTGTGCCTTGCTGGTCTGGTGCATGGCCAGGGCCCTGGAGGTAGTAACCTCCCTGCCGCAGCCGCATGTTAGAGTAGCCATCGTAACCACCTATCAGTCGTATCGTTCTTTCGTAACTACCGCCGAGTACAGCCACCTGAGCCACCAGGGAGGCGTCCTCATCAAGCCCACCGGATGCCTGAGAATAGGACCTACATTCGCTTGAAGGAAAGGTGAACTACTCTCTCGCACCGGACGCGGCTTGGGGGTAGGCTCGGGCTGGGGAACCAGTTGACTCGTGATCGAGTGAAGCTTTGTCAGCTTGCTCGGAGACAACCAGAAATCAGCCATAGGTGGACGAGACGGATTGGCTCCTTCGTCACGGACGCTGAAGCCAACCTGACTGTTCACCAGGTCTGCATGGACACAGGTGTTGCCACCCAGGTCCACACGGATGTACTTCGTACCGTTCAAACCTAGACCACCAAGGCACCAAGGTTCAGGCCGAGAATCTGTTGTTCGCCGCCACCCACGCCATCTGGATCGATCAGGATGGCGAAGTTACGGCCCGGTCCCTGAAGACCGGAGTCGAGCACACCAGAGACATCGAAGGTCACCAGCAGGTTATCCGCCGGGGTTGTCTCCGAGGTACTGGCTGTGACTGCCGTGCCAGTGTCCTGGGCATTCGACGCGTTGTCGTAACCGGATGTGACACTGAAGTCATAGTCCACAGCAGAGCCTGCTGAGTTATTGGTTACGATCCGCGCCATCTCCAGTTCAACGAAGTTGTCGGGGAAACGACCTACAACGTAGGCAGTCTCGGAAGCGCCGTCCAGGCCGGGGCCAGGCCACCCATCCGTCGCCACACCAAGGCCAGGTTCGCCGGAAGTGTCATAGGCACTCACGGGGAAGAACTGGTTCTGGTAGCTTGGGATACGGATGTTAACTCGGACCTCGGAGGTGGACAGAGAAAACCCAACGACCTGCTTTATCGCAGCGTTGGTCGTAGGGATGGTGGCGGTGATGGCACCGGCAGTCTCTGACAGGTACATCGCCGTACCCTGGGTGTAGGGGGAGTCACTGTCAACCAGTATGCCACCAGTGCAGAGTACGCCTACATCACCAGAGTCGTAGGTGTTGACCGCCATCGCCTCGCAGAACGTGGTGTGAGCGGAGGCGTCTGCCAGCTCCCAGTCGGTGCCGTCGAAGTACATCATGTCTCCGGCGGTCACGTCAGTGGAGCCGATCGTCGCGGCGAACACATTTTCAGCTTTAAACACATGTGGGTCAGCCATTGGGCTTTCCTCCCATCATCAAATTACGGAACTAGGCTCAACAGGAGGGATGTTCCGGTTTTTAGGCCGCCGAGTCGATCCCAGCCAGGGCCGCGCAGGACTTGGCCGAGTAGACCACAGCGTTCAGGTAAACGGCCATGCGGTAGGCGTCTTCGTTCTTGTCGAACTTGGTGCCCAGTCGCTGCACGTCGGGTTCCAGGACGCCGCCGTTATGGATGACTGTCCAGCCCTGTTTCTCCTCGCCGGTCTTGACCGCGTAGATGGTCGTTGCGGATGAGGAGCCCCAGGCACCGGCGTTCTCGTACTGTTCACTGTTGGTGATGTAATCGTTGATCACCACAGGGATGCCATTGTAGAGAATGTACTGGTGTCCAAACATCTCGGCGCTGTTAAGGATGACGCCGCTGCCGGTGGCCCTAGCCAGGGCTGTGAGCTTTCGGCGCATGGTCTTGTTCATCATCAGGAAGTCGGGCTTGCCCTGTTCCACCAGGTCGATCAAAGCGTCCAGGCGGTCAAGGGTCAGCTCGGTCTCGTCCCCGGCGATGGTGGAGGGCTGTGAGCCGTCGTCCATCATGAGGAGGCGGGAGTCGCTGATGAGCAGGGAAGTCAGTCCCTCGGGCTCCGTGCTTACGCTACCGGAGTTGCCGGTGACGAGGAGGTCCTCCAGCTTCCTGGCGATGGACTTGGCCATCTTGGAAAGCAGGACGGCTTCCTGGGACTGGACGTTATCGACAGTCTGCATGGCAAAGCGGTCCAGCGGATGCTGGATGCCGACGGTGGTCAGGGAGACTGTCTTCTTGGTGTAGGTAGGCTCGGTCTCGGCCCAGGTATCGCCTACCTGGTGGGTGGCCGCAGCGCCCAGGGTACTTTCCCGGTTGTAGACCAGGGAGTTGCCGGAGAAACTGCGGAACTGTAGGAAGGGGGCCAGTTCTGACGCCGTGATGATGTTGTCGAAAACACCAGCAATGACATCGTCGTTGGCCAACTTCTGATATTCAGAGAGGGTTGGCATTGCCTGTCTCCTAAGTCAGGATGCGAGAACTACCTTGTCTAAGTCCTCGTTCTATTAGGGCGGCTCCGTGGAGCTCCTCGGACCCGCCTGCGATAGCAGCCCCGGTGTCCAGGTCATTGATCCCCGCCTTCTCCAGGGCTTTCTTGCTGGCCGTCTTGGCCTCTTCCCTGAGTACCTTCTTGTCTGAGTCGGCTTGGCGTCTCTCTGCCTGGTTGACCATTCGCTGGGCCTCTATTTGCAAGTCGTAGACCGCGTCGAAATTGCCCTCCTGGGCGGTCTGCCACGCAGCCTGCCACTGGGTCTGGAGCTTCGTTGCATCGTCCTCACTTATGAGGAGATTGCCCTCGGCATCCTGGACCGTAGACAGGAGTCGGGTCTGCTCTCGCTCGTAGCGGGAATTTACGTCCCGCTGCTGCTGCGACTGAGCAGCGTCCTGGTTGATCTGGGATAGTTGGCTCTGTAGGACGTCGGGGTCCCCGCCCTGCTGCATGTTGTCCATGTAGGCGGAGAACACTTTCCTTATGGCGGCCAGCTCATCCTTGAATCCAGCCAGTTCCGTGTCCCTGTCGGTGTCTCTACGGCGTTGCCCGTCCTTGGAGCGCAGGTCGTTTTCTAGTTTGGCGACCTGGGACTCCAGCTCGGTGGCTTTCGCCTGATAGTCTACTTCTACTGGTTGCTCCTCCGGGAGCTCTTGGGTTTCTTCTGGGGTTGTCATCAGCGATTCTCCTGTGGAGTCATCACTTGGAAAAAGTGTATAACTGTTTTCATGGTTTGTCTAGCGAGTGGGTAGTGCGCCAACTCGTTCAGGCATCTGAATAGGGGTAGCTACTGGTGATGGTAGGCCTGTAGGGGCCGTAATGTCTGAGACCGGGAGCTCTACACCCATAGTAGCGAGGAACTCCCGTATGAATTCTGGGGAAAGCTGATCGATGAATTCCGATACCTCAGCCTCCCCCTCTGGGCTAGTGGAGTAGTCCTGACGTATCAGAGCAGCCCCTATAGTATCCCGCTTTGACACTCTCATAGAAGCCTTCATTATATCTATTACAGTCAGCATCACTTTGACCTTTGGATCCATACGAAGTAGCTTCTTCTTTTGCGGATCTCCTTCTTCTCTATAATTACCGTAAGGTAGACTGAACTCTTCAGGCATCAGATCCATCACATAGTTGGGAACATCCCAGTATGGCTTGAGAATCTCCCTGTCCTTCCGCAACCGTTTTTGTAGAGGGTGCTCGTTGCGGTGCAGGTAGTCCTCCACCTCCTCGATCTTGCCAGGGAATTCCTTCTCGAAAGCTTCCTTTAGCTCCTTGACCTTCTCGTGGTCGTACTCGCCGGTGACAGGGTCCTCCAGGGTAGCGTCACCATATATGGTATCTATGTAGAACTCGATGGCTGCCTTCTGGACTGACTGCTCCTTGTCCTCGTTCCCTGCCCTCTTCTTCTCGGCTTCGTCCACCGCCTCATGGTGAGCTGTCCTGGTCTTCGCCAGACTGGCTTTCAGGGCGATAGCCTGCTCCGGTATCCTCCTGCGGAATTCTGCCCCTGTACCGTCACTAGTGAGAATGTCACCATCGGCATCGAGGTTCTCGGGTCTATGGTCCCGTACTGGATCATAACCTGCTACCATGGCCATCTCTTCAACATTGCTCCTGTACAGCTCAGTATCATCTCCGACATCTTTTATGTAGAGAGCCATTTTGTTCTTGTTCTTTATCTGCTCCTCCTGGTAGGCTATCTTCAGCTCGAGCACCTTGGCGTTCTTATCTATCTCAGCCTTGACAGAGGGAGGAAGGTGGTAGATGTCCCCCTCCCGTATGGCCTTGTCTACGTCATCCTTGTTGTCCTTGCTGAGGTCATCGAACTGGCCACCGAGTTCCCTGCGGGTCAGCTCCTGTATGGCTTTGTCGTTGTACTGCTCACCCAAGGACTTGGGAGCAGTCTTCATACCGTGGAACTCGGCTCCTATAGCAAAAGCTGCGACACCAGTGGCACCGACGACGTCCCCTTCATGGGCACTTTCGTAGAAGTCCTTGGCTAGATCGTCTACCTCTGACCCCGCGAATGGGGTGAAGTTCTCCATGATGCGACTGATGATCTGCTGGGGGGTGTCCCGGACCCGTTCCCCTATGGCTGTGGAGCCCGACAGGAAGTCCCAGGCGTTGGCGACCGTACCGGAAGACAGACTGCGCATAGCCTCGTGAGGCCCGTATAGCTTCTCTATCCCTTCGCCGCTGTATGCCTTGGTGGCGACAGTGGCAGCCATACCAAGCAGGGAATCGTAGGGGCCGAATACGGAGACATCCCGTCCGAAGACGTTCATCATCCGCATGAAGTTGGTGTTCCTGACCCATGTGCCGTCGGCCAGTTGCTTGACCGGGTTGAAGTCGGTCTTCTCCCCACGCATCGCGTTGACGCCCATGGT